TGTCTGCCATACGAAAAATCCACCTTGCAATGTGCTTTCAAACGATAGCGATTACGTCGAACACGCTACCATTTACGGATGTACCTGTATTGAGAATGATATTATCCATCGTGATTATTCCGGTCCAACTAATATTGGTGATAAGATTCTTATTTCTAATGTTGGAGCTTATGGTTGTAATGTTGCCAATGACTTTATAACACATAAACCAAAATGTATTTGCATTGATGATATATAAGCCGTTAATCATTGTTTAACTCATTGTTAATCAGATATTTAAATTTTAATATCTCACTATAAATCAGTATCTTAGCATTATAAAAGAAAAGCAAAGTAATAATTTAAAATAAGAGATAGACAATGAAAGCAACAAAGTACATTAATTCAAAAGGTTTGCCAAAAGGTGCATTTATTTACAAAATAAAGAAAGATGGAACGAAATCTGCTCGCCCTACATTTCATCAGTTTTGTGGAACTGAAAAAACGGCAGAGGAAATGATAGCAAGATTGATTAAATTGAATCCAAATTCAAAATTTGAAATCGCATAATAGATTGAGATATGGCAAATGCACTATACACAAAAAACGGTCACAATATGTTTGAGGTTTCATCCCTCATTCAGAAGGCAATACGCAGGAGCAACAAAGACTATGCCTGCTATGCTGCTAACGAGTTGGCACCACGATTTAGAAAATATCTGTGGAAGCGATTACTCTGTGTTTCAGCAGAGGATTGTTATGACCTTGTTACGAATAAGATTGTAGCACTCAAACAGGCTGATGACGCACAAAGCTGGCAGGACAAATCACCTCTATTCATTGAAAAGGCTCTCGGCATTCTTCTTGCCACAAGAAAGAATCGTAATGCTGATTATTTCGCCTGTAACCTGCTTAATTCAAGAGACAGGATAGAATTGCCAAAGGATGAATATGTCGGAAGTAATGCCGGATGTTACACCAAAAATGGGCATGACATGTTTTTAGTTGCCGGATTATTGGAACGTGCCATAATCGGCAAAGACGATATCAGAGCCGGTTATCTGGCCAATGAGTTAATGGTAAGGTATCGGGAGTTCCTTTGGAAACGGCTTATTATGATAGCAGGTAATCTCAACTATCAGGCTATTACCACTGAAATTGTCGCATTGAAGAAAGCAGACGATATGCAACCCGGTAGTTCACCTAAATCATCCATTTTCGTAGCAAAGGCTGTTACCGTACTTCTGAAAGTTGTAAAATACGGATATTGCGGTTTCTATGCAAATGATTTCCCTTATCCTGTCACATGTTTGAAAGACTATGACAACAGATACATGTCAATACCTGATTATGTATTTGACTGCCATACCCATAAAGGGAAGCAAAGAGGAAAGACCAAAAAAGAATTTATCATTGCCGAACAATCCGCATTAACCCCTTACAAAGAAGGTGAATACGACCAATGTGGTTGGGACAGATTTTTCTATCTGGAGAAGAACGGATTCTATGACAAGGATCATATAACTCCGAGGCCGGATGAGAAAAAAATGAAAGAGATTGAGGACGGATGCGTACAGCAGTTCTTGTTTGATTGAATGTTTTAATTGATAACTAGTGTATATCCGATGCGTCTTTGGTGAAAAGCCGAAGACGTATCGGCATGTAAAGTTATAAAATTATGGGAAAGAAGGAAAGACAAGAATTGTTTTTGAAACATTTCCGTGAAAGTCATGGAATTGTTTCGTATGCCTGCCAGAAAGTAGGTATAACGAGAGCCTGTTATTACAAATGGCGGGACAGTGACCTTAAGTTCAAGGAACGTGCTGAGGAAGTAGAAGAAGAAACCATTGATGTAGTCGAATCTAAATTGCTTTCCGCAATCAATAATGATGATTTAACTGCGATAATCTTTTATCTGAAAACAAAGGGTAAGAAACGTGGTTATGTTGAGCGTGTCGAGCAGGATGTCAATGTCAATCCATTCGAAAGTTTGATAAAAGAATTGCCGGACAAAATAGAAGAATAATGGATCTGAGCGATAAGGCAGCCTTGTATATACAGGCGTGGAGAGACGATTGGTGCAAGTTCTGTTCCGATGTGCTGAAAGCGCGTTTGGATAAAGAACAGCAGGATATTATTCACTCGGTTCAATACAACCGAATGACCGCTGTAGCCTCCGGAACTGCCCGTGGCAAGGATTTCTGTGCCGCTTGTGCCGCTATGTGCTTTATGTATCTTACTCCACGCTGGGTTAACGGAAGATTGGTAAAGAATACCAAAATTGCAATGACAGCTCCGTCCGGTCGCCAAGTAAAAGATATTATGATACCGGAAGTTTCCAGGCTATTCCGGAATGCTGGTTTCCTGCCTGGACGTTTATTGTCTTCAGGAATCAGAACCAACTACGAAGAATGGTTTCTAACGGGGTTCAAGAGTTCTGATGACAATATGGAAGCATGGTCTGGATTCCATGCCGTAAACACATTGTTTGTTGTTACGGAAGCCTCCGGTATATCAGAAGTTATCTACAATGCCATCGAAGGTAATTTGCAGGGAAATTCCCGTTTGCTAATAGTGTTCAACCCTAACGTGACCACAGGATATGCTGCACGTGCCATGAAGTCTGACCGTTTTGCCAAATTCAGGTTAAGTTCCCTTAATGCTGAGAATGTTGTAAGCAAGAAAATAGTTATTCCTGGTCAAGTTGATTATGAATGGGTGAAAGACAAAGTGGAAAACTGGTGCTCACCTATCCAGCAAGCTGACTTCAACGAAGGTGAAGGGGACTTCAAATGGGAAGACGGTCTATATCGGCCGAATGACTTGTTCCGTGTGAAAGTGCTCGGTATGTTCCCTAAAGTGGCGGAAGATGTGCTTATCCCCTACGAATGGATTGAAATCGCCAACGAGAATTGGAGGAAACTGCAAGAAGATGATTTTGTTCCAAAGAAAAGCTGCAAGATTGGTGTCGATGTTGCCGGCATGGGACGTGATGACAGTGTGCTGTGTCTAAGATATGGCAACTATGTCAGTGAGTTTGAAGCGCACCAGTCTGCTGGAACAGCAGACCACATGCACGTAGCCGGAATGATAACCAGATATCTTGACAAGAAGGGTGCGAAAGCATTTATTGATACTATCGGCGAAGGAGCAGGAGTGTTATCTCGGTTGCAGGAACTTGGGTACCAAAATGTGTATTCTTGTAAGTTCTCCGAGAGCGCACGTGGGCTGCATGATATAACAGGCGAATACACCTTCGCCAACATGAGGGCTTATCTGTTTTGGGCGGTACGTGACTGGCTTAATCCCAAAAATGGGTTTGGTGCCGCTCTCCCACCCTGTGATAAACTTATGGAAGAAGCAACGGAAACACATTGGGGATTTATGAGTAATGGCAGTATCATCATAGAAAAGAAAGAGGAGATTAAAAAACGTATCAAACGTTCTCCTGACTGGTTCGATTCCCTCGCCAATACATTCTTTCCGTGGGATTACTTGGCTGTCAGTGATGAAGATATTCTACGAAATATGTTGTAAGTTGCATAAATTGAAATACAGGAATTATGAAACAGCAAGATTTAAACCGTATGGCAATATTCTTAGGGCATAAATTGCCCATTCCGCAGGAAGAACATATTGCCGATACTATCAATAAGATAGAAGCGATATTGCAGAAAAAGAAAATAAACAAGTTTGTTAATGCTTCTGCCAAAGAAGGATATACTAAAGCATTGGAGATTCTTAAAAATAACGATGTCACTTTTAATAGATATGATGAACTAAAAACCATTCAGTCAAAATCTATTGCTGCCATCACCGTAGATTATTTGAGAGGAGAATGTGCACAAGAAATCCTTTGCAATATTCCTCTGAAATATAATCATTTTATTTGTTTTTCAAATAAAATGATTATATTTGCGACATAGCATTTGGTGCTAACGTGCTCCTTCACGTTACCGGGTAGTGCGTATTGTATTATCCGGTTTCTTTTTGGAGCAGTATTATGTGTAACTAACCACCGTATGAAGGAGTACGGAACTACATTATGAACACAATTAAAATTTTTGAGAATGAGCAATTCGGAAAGGTAAGAATTGCAATGAGTGAGAATAACGAACCTTTCTTTTGCTTAGCAGATGTATGCCAGATTTTGGATTTGATTCCCAGTAAGGTAGCGCAAAGATTAGATAAGGATGTACTTTCAAAGTATCCCCTTGAAACAGCCGGTGGAATCCAACAGGCAAATTTTGTTGATGAGGATGGTTTGTATGATACAATATTGGATAGTCGTAAGCCTGAAGCTAAAAAGTTCCGCAAATGGGTAACAAGCGAAGTGTTGCCATGTATCCGTAAGACAGGTGGCTACATCGCTACCAAAATGGACGACACTCCAGAAGAAATCATGGCACGTGCGCTTATTGTGGCACAAGAAACACTGAAACGAAAAGAACAGCGTCTTATAGAGGCTGAGCGGAAGATCCAAAAAGATGCTCCTAAAGTCCTTTTTGCTGATGCTGTCTCAACTTCACATCGCTCTTGTTTAATTGCTGAACTGGCTAAAATATTACAACAAAATGGGGTGAATATCGGTCAGAACCGTTTGTTTAGCTGGATGCGCGAGAATGGTTATCTTTGTCAAAAGGGTGACTACTACAATCAGCCGACGCAGAAATCTATGAAATTGGGACTTTTTGAGCTGAAGCAAACCACCATCAACAAGCCGGATGGTACCATGCTTGTCACGACCACGACCAAAGTAACCGGCAAAGGACAAGTACATTTCGTGAATAAATTCCTATCCAAATAAAAAACAAGCGGTGCGAAGCTGCACCACACAACAGTATAACAATGGACGAAATTACCACAATCCTTGACAGTACAAGACCTGTTTCTGACATTATCAGTGATTTGAAAGAAAAATCAGTGGATGTGCCGGAATGGAGCAAGTCGCTGAAAGATTACGATCCTTCCAGACATAAAATTGTAACTGATAAATTTTCTCGTAAAGACAAAATAAAATCTGATGGAAGAGTCGAGCCGGCTTCGCGTATTCATCTTGGCCTGGAGAAACTACTTGTGAAACGTATTACGGAATTCGCTTTCGCTATTCCCGTCAGACGTGTCTACCATAATACGGAAGAAAATGAAAAACGTCAGCAGATAACCAAAGCTATTGAAGCAATCTATAAATATGCCCGTATAGATTCTGAAAACATCAGACGTGGCAATGCCTATTTTGCATCCTGTGAAATTTTCACCATCTGGTATGTGGTAGAGAGACCCAACACACTATACGGATTCAACAGCAAGTATAAGCTGAAATGCAAGACATACTCGCCGATGGACGGGGTTAGATTATATCCCTTGTTTGACGAGTGGGGAGACATGATCGCCATGTCCTTCGAATATAAGAAGAAGATAAAGGATAAGGAGGTCCCTTTCTTTGAGACATATACCGCTGACCGTCATTACAAGTGGAAACAACAGGGGGAAGCCAGCTGGATTGCTGTTACAGATCCCGAAAGGATTATCCTCAAAAAGATTCCCGGAGCTTATGCATACCGCCCCGCTCCTATTTTTCATGGACTAGAGCATATCCGTGAGGAAATTGAATACACGCTCTCCCGTAACTCAGACGTGATAGCCTACAATTCCGCACCCTTACTGAAAGTGACAGGCGAACTTGTCGGTGACGAGGACAAGGGAGAGGCCCGCAGATTGTTCCGTCTAAAGAATGGCGGTGACATAGCTTATGTTTCATGGACCCAGGCCATAGAAGCCCTGAAATATCATGTGGATACATTGCTCAAGCTTTTCTTCATGCAGGCCCAGATGCCAGACCTATCTTTCGAAAACATGAAAAGTCTTGGTAACATAGGTTTTGATGCCAGACAAATGATATTGTCTGACGCCCATCTGAAAATCGGGGATGAGTCAGGTGCCTGGATAGAGTTCTTTGAACGGGAGTGTAATGTCATCAAAGAATTTCTGAAAATGATGAATACTTCATGGGCTGATGAGATTGACAATATAGAAGTTGAGCATGTCATTACTCCGTTTATTCAGAATGATGAGGACGCGCTGATTAACAGATGTATGAAAGGGAATGGAGGCAAAGCGATATTCAGCCAGCTTGAATCCATCGAAATGGCAGGTTACTCCAATGATCCCAAAGGAACATTAAACCAGATTCAAAAAGAAGACAAAGCGGACCGACAGGCAAGGATGAACAACTTGTTTGAAGGTGCCGAATAGTAAATAACAAATATGGGAAATATGAAAAATATTGTATTTAAAGAACAAGAAGGCGTATTTGTCGCAGATTTCGCCTCTGAAGGCAATTGTGTAATTCAAATAGACAACGGAAATGTTGAACCGCTAAAAATCTACCGGCACATGCCTGAAATGGAACCAAGTGCCTATGATGCGATTCCACTTCACGATCCCTATCAGCGGGTAATCGACCTTTGTGTACCTGCCGGGATGATGATTCGCATTGTCAGTACTACCGCTGTTACTGCCGCTAAAATGATTGTATTACCTCAAGCGAGTGGTAATGGCTCATCCGTAACCGGGGCAACCGCCAGCGTTGATGCGAATGTAGGTACACCTTCTGTGGATGTAACAATGAAAGAAGGCAAGCTGAATTTTGCTTTTAAGAACCTCAAAGGGCAGAAAGGAGAACAAGGTGCTGCTGGAGCGAAAGGAGACAAAGGCGATACCGGTGCAAAAATCAAATCAATAGCTTTGACTATCAAAGGTACAGTCATTACCGGCACAGCGACTCTAACCGATGACAGCACTGCCTCTATTACCGGTACATATACTCCTGGAGAATAATTAAATTACTACAGATATATGAAAAAGTATATTGGAACAAAACAGATTGAGGCAGAACCTATGACATTGGGTGAAGCTTGCAGTAAAGGCTTAGTAAAAAGTGAAATAGAAAAGAATGAGTCTTATAAACTGGGATATCACACTCGTACTGAATATGGCTATGAAAGTTGGTCACCCAAAAAACTGTTTGAAGAATCATATCGAGAAGTCAAGGAAGAAACTCCTATCTGTTTCGGTGATGCTATAGACGTTTTGAAACAAGGTGGCGTTATCCGTAGAAAGGGCTGGAACGGGAAAGGATTAATGGTATTCAAACAGGTTCCAGCTCATATAGAGAGTGATGTTATTCCCAAGATGCAATCTCTTCCGCAATCAGCAAAAGACCTTATTCTGAAAGGCAAAGGTTTCATTGACTATACGAGTCAATGCCTTATTTACAACGAGAACACCGGGCGTGCTGATTCATGGGTTCCGTCTATTAGCGATGTGTTTGCCGATGATTGGGAGATTGTTCAATAGCCTATCTGCCACGTGTAGAAAATGTAACGGGTGCGTTGGATGTCTGTAACGTTGGCGCACCTTGCTAAATAAGTAAATAACATGAAAGTACCAATAGATAATATGACTTTCGCTGAAAGTGAATACCACAGAGGCAATAAGATATGGAATGCTCAAACACTTTATAATTTCGCGAAAGCAAAGGAATACCCTGTACGTGATATGCCATTGTGGAATATAGACCTGACTGTTGAACCATTTGAGTGCAGTCAGCTTCATAGCTTCATCTTTCAATGCAAACGTGTTCGTGATTGTTCTTTAAACCACCCTATAATATTGGATGAAGTAGGACAAATAGCAGACGGATACCATAGATTATGCAAAGCTATCTTGGAAGGTAGAAAAACGATTAAGGCTATCAGGCTGCTGGAAATGCCGGCACCTGATAGAATTGAAGAATAACGCCATGTCAAAAAAGATGATACCCTCTAACATATCCTCATACCATTGCAAGGATTGTGTGCATTCGTATGACCGACATGAGAAGAACTTGAGAGGTGAGTTCTTCATGTGCCGTTGTCCATTTTTCACTTCCAGCCGCTTTCTTAACCGTGACGTATGTGACAAGTTCAAGAAAAAAGTGAGCTAATCTTAAAAACAGAACAATCTTTTTTGTCTTACCCCCCATGTTTTTTCTACCCACTCCAAAAAATAGCTTAAAAACAGAATAGTATGGCAAAACCAAACATTCCAAATCAGAAGAAGAAATATCAGGAACTCAACAGCCGGCTAAACAGATATGTTGCCCTTGTTGAGCAGATATACGATACTCTTAATCTGGAAGCCGCAAAGATTGCATTGAATACTGAATATGATGCCGACAGTGGTACTGTCTTCAAGTTTTCTGACTATCCGCAAACCAAGAAGTCTATTGCGGACATTCAAGCTCAGTTCGTAGATGATATTCGGTCTGTTATCTATCGTGGTACTTCTGATGAGTGGAAGAATAGCAATGAGGTACAAGATTTGATGGCTGACAAGGTTCTGAAAGCTTATACCGCCACTATTGATAAAGAAAAGTACAAAGTTCTCTATCAAACCAATTCTGATGCTTTGAAAGCATTTCAGAACCGCAGGGACAGAGGGTTTGATGTATCGGCTAAACTCTGGCAACAGTCCACCGTTTACAAGGAGGAACTGGAAGCCGCCATCTCCTGTGCTATTCAGAAAGGAACAAGTGCCGTTGCCCTAAGCAAGCAAATATCCAAACACCTCCTTGATTTTCCATCGCTCCAAAAAGACTACAAAGAGAAGTACGGAAGTGCAGAACACCTAAAAGATTGTGAATACCGTTCTATCCGGTTGGCTCGGTCTGAAATCAATATGGCTTACCGGACCGCCGAAAATGAGCGTTGGAAGCAAATGGACTTTGTGGTAGGTTATGAAATCAAACGCTCCGGAAGAGAGTTTCCTTGCACTGTATGCGAATCCCTTGCCGGGAAATATCCCAAGGATTTTACTTGGGTTGGTTGGCACCCGAATTGTTATTCCGATGACAGCGAAGTGCTTACAAACAGAGGGTGGAAACTGTTTAAAGATGTATTTGATGATGATTTGATATTGTCATTGAATCCTACTAACAGAACACCTGAGTGGGTAGAGTCTACGAATAGGCAGTGTTACCGATATAATGGTGACATGATACACTTTTTCAATAAATCATTGGACTGTTTGGTTACACCGGAACATAATATGGTTTATTTAAACAAGAATGATGGCAGGATAAAGAACTGCCAAGCTAAAGAGTACACAAAGGGGAAAGGGGCTTTTTATAGAGGATGCGAATATGAGTCAGAAGATGTTGCATTTTATGAGATAGACAACATCAAAATACCATTTGACCTGTTTTGTGAGTTTATGGGGTATTGGCTTTCAGACGGGAGTACAATGGGAAACGCCGGGGTTGTTATCTCCCAACAAGAAGGTGAGCCTGCACGGGACAGAATTGTAAACTGCGTGAAGCGTATCGGATTTGAGCCACATTTAGACAAGCAAGAAGTTGCATTTTATAGTACTCCAATAAGGAATTATCTGAAAATATTCGGCAAGTGTTCCCATAAATTTATACCATCTGCGATAAAGAATGCATCTGTCAGACAGATCAGAATATTTCTTAATGCCTTTATGCTTTGTGATGGATACAGGCAACCATGCAAATCTTTTGTAGGTAATCATGGAACAGAGTTTAAGTCAGACAAGGATGAAATCCTCTATTTTACCGTATCTGAACGTATGGCAGGGGATTTGTCTGAGCTTATTCTGAAATCCGGGAATCGTCCGTCCTTTTCAGTGAACAAGGCTGGAGTGTCGCACAAAAGCAACGGAAGTATCATAACTTCAAACTACGATTGTTATTCAATCCGTGAATGCTATTCCGTCACGTCGACAGTGTTCCATAAAGAGATTCAGCATTACGATGGGTTTGTATATGACCTTACTCTGGAGAAAAACCATATCATGTATATCCGTCGCAATGGAAAATGCTTTTGGGGGTCTAATTGCAGATGCTATAAAATTCCTATTCTTAAAACAGAAGAGGAGTTTTGGGCGTGGGACGGACGTAGTGAAGCAAGTACTGAAAGTGTGAACAAAGTGAAAGATGTGCCGGACAGCTTCAAGAAGTGGGTTCTCGATAATCAGCGACGAATTGATAATGCCAAGAAACGAGATACACTTCCATACTTTTTGAAAGATAATCCATCTTTTCTGAAAGAAGATAAAAACATATATTGAGGCTATTTCCAAATATACAATATTTAAGAGGTCAAAGAAAGCAGCTTGATGAAGAAACGCTTTCTGTCATTGATGGTATCAGCAAATACATTAACCTTTCTAACAAGTGTATTGGAACAAGTTATCGTGGCATTACTGCTGACAGAATAATGTTTGACAAACTGAAATCTTTAAAGAAAGGCGATGACTACATAGAGAACGGCTTTATGTCAACATCCGCCAATAAGCTTGTAGCATAGGATTTTGCCGATGGAACAGAGTATAAAGTTATCTTTGAAATCAAAGGTAAAAATGGAGTGGACATATCATCTATATCCGATATGCAGGAAGAAAAAGAAATATTGTTCAACAAATCTTCCAAGTTTAAAATTACAAAAATCAAAGCTGTTGATAAGAAGGTATTCGGCAATTTATATATCTATATGGAGGAAATATAAGATACTATATTTCGCCAAATCAAATAATTTTCTTACCTTTATACATAAATAATACCACTATGATTGGAGCAATAATAGGTAATATTGTAGGTTCTCGCTTTGAATTTAACAATATCAATACTAAAGAATTCGAACTGTTTACTAAAGATTGCAGTTTTACAGATGATACCATTTGTACTATTGCGATTGCTGATGCTATATACCGGAAGATAGACTATAAAGATGTGCTGTTGGAATGGTGCAGGAAATATCCGAACCCCAAGGGCTCTTACGGTGTGTCCTTTGAAAGATGGTGGAGAAGTAATAACCCACAACCATATAACAGTTATGGTAATGGTTCTGCCATGCGTGTTAGTCAAATTGGTTTCTATTATAATTCACTGACAAAGGTTCTTGAAGAAGCGGAGAAAAGCGCAAAAGTAACTCATAATCACAAAGAAGGTATCAAAGGCGCACAAGCTATTGCAGGTTCAATATTCTTATTGCGCACCGGACACACTAAAGGCGATGTAAAAAAATGGTCAGAATCTACATTTGGATATGACTTATCACAAACAGTTGCCTTCATTCGTTCATGCAATAAGTTTGATGAAAGTTGCCAGGTAACTGTACCGCAAGCAATAATCTGCTTTCATGAAAGTAACGGGTTTGAAGATGCGATTCGTAATGCCGTATCAATAGGTGGAGATAGTGATACAATTGCTTGCATTGCTGGAGGATTAGCAGAAGCATTCTACGGAGTACCGGATAATATTTTTGATAAAGCATATACATACCTTGACAAGGACATGAAACGTGTTATCAAGAAGATGTTGAGAACTAAATTTTTAAATCGTGTAATAGAAACATATTGATTATGGATAATTCATTATTAGAAAAAGCACTGCAAATCGCAGTTGATGCGCATATTTATTAAGTTGATAAAACTGGAGCGCCTTATATTTTCCATCCTATTCGTGTTTCCAACAGATGCTCTACTGACGAAGAAAGAATTGCTGCTTTGTTGCACGATACAATAGAAGATACCGAAGTTACTGCTGAATATTTGCTAATGGAAGGCTTTCCTCGTAATATTATAGATGCCATTCTTTCTGTTACCCACAACAAGGATGAAAGCTATGAAGATTCCATCAAGCGCTCCCGCCTTAATCCGATTGACAGGCAAGTAAAGTTACACGATTTGGAAGATAATATGGACATTACCCGACTGGAGCAAATTACAGAGAGCGATTTATCAAGGCTGAATAAATATCTAAAGACCTATAAGTATCTCAAAGAATAATCACTGATGTACAATTACATTCTGTTTTATAGCACGGAGTACCAGATTACTCCCGTGCCGTGCGTTTTTTCACTTGGTATAATGGTATCCCATAGAAAGCACATACACTGTCACTATATCATCATGCACTGTGCACTCGCAGATCTTTCAACCATTTTTTAAAATCACATTAATACTTGGTGAAATTTTGCCGAAATACTAATTTAAACAATATTACATTGTGTATTTTTAACACATTCTGTTGTAATTAAAATAAAAAATAAACAATTCTAAATATATTTTGGGTAAACAGGAGCAATCCCAAGAAATTGCCAAGAGTATTTTACCAATTATATCTCAAACCTGTTCAATCAAATCTTTTTATTTATATATTTGCAAAAAAAACTTTAGTGATATTACCTTTTAAAGTAATTTATTAATATAATAAACAGGTTTAATTTAAAATTAAAGAATTATGAAAAAGTACATTGCTGAAATGTTGGGAACTATGGTTCTCGTTCTTATGGGATGTGGTACAGCAGTTAGTCTGTCGT